AGACGACTCCAAAGTAAGACTTACAGAAAACTCTCAGCTCACCATAGACGAATACATCTTTGATCCTAATCCTAGTAAGTCTAAAATGGCCATTACTTTTGGTCTTGGTACAGCTAGGTTTATTACTGGCGGTCTAAACAANATAGATAAAAACAATATAGATCTTAAAACACCCACAGCAAACATAGCAATTCGTGGTACTGATTTTACAGTTACGGTAGATGAAATCGGNAGGTCNTTGCTAATACTTCTTCCAGATGAATTTGGCAAATCTAGTGGTGAGATATTAGTAACTACAGCTATGGGTACAGTTACACTTAATAAACCTTACGAAGCTACAACAGTAGATGTTTTTGAAAAATCACCTAGCTCACCTGTAATCTTAGACTTAACGCTAGACCTTATAGANAATATGCTTATTGTTAATCCACCTAAAGAAGAGGTGGCTATAGAAGAAACAACACAAACCAAAAAGAAAAACATACTAGACTTTGATGGTTTAGATGAGGACTTTTTAGAAGAAGATTTTTTAGACTCAGAAAAAGAACTAGAGTTTACAGAGCTAGATATAAATTATCTTGATGTAAACTTTTTAGAAGATTTATTAGATGTTTTAGATGCACTACAAGAAATACAACAAGAAGATCAATTAGCACAAGATGCTACATCTACCAATATTGTTGGTACTAAGCTAGGTCAAGACTTAAACACTCAAATAACATCTTTTATAACAGGAGAGGTCTTGACTTTAATACGTAGTGTTAGTGATGCAGCTAGAGTAGATATAGAGTCTTCTGGAAGTTATACAGTTATCTTCATACAAGATGGTACTTCTAATTTAATTAAAATAAATGGTGGAAATGGTAGTATTATAAAAATAACTCAGAGTAATTAATGAAACGACTATTATTACCTATACTTATATTACTATCTTTACCTTTAATATTTCAAAGCACACCTACAGAAATACTTAAGTTAAAAATATTTGATGCTTTTGTAACAACACCCGAGCCAAGCGGTAATTTTGTAATATTAAACATTACTGAAAACGATGTATCAGAGCAAGGAGGTTGGCCATTCCCTAGAAGAAGTCTTGCAAAAATTCAAGTAGATCTTATCAATGCAGGGGCTATGGGAGTTGGTTGGGTTATAGGATTTCCACAAGCTGATCGTATGGGTGGTGATGAAACCTTTGCTACTACTTTAGGTTATGCACCATCTGTGCTGGCTATGTTTGAAAACGCAAATGGTAAGTATCCTAAAACAACTGGAACAGTCATAAAAGGTAATGATATAGGTGGTATGTTTACACCAGGCGTTATACAAAATATTGATATCTTACAAGATCAATCAAATCAAGGTATAGCAAGTGCACCAGTTGATATAGATAATTTAGTTAGAAGAATACCATTATTATTAAAAACACCAGATGGATATGTATCTTCTTTTGGCACAGAAGTCTTAAAAGTATTAACAGGTGCTAAAACTTACATTATCACTACAAATGATAATGGTATACAAGAGATATCAGTCAGAGGAATACCACCAGTCAAAACAGATAGTCTTGGTCGTAAGTGGATTAGTTGGGTTAATACACCACAAACAACATTAAAAGAAATGGATGTAGCAGGTAAATTTGTTTTTGTTGGAGTCACTGCCCCAGGAATTATGCCGCAAGTTGCAACTCCGGTTGGATTATTAGAGCCACATAAAATTCAAGCAGCATTATCTGAGTCAATTTTGTTAGAAAACTCTCCTTTTATCCCAGATTTTGCTCTTGCGTTGGAAATATTAATTTTTGCAATATTTGTGTCGTTGACATGGCTTGTAATTAACTATCTTGGTATAACTAAAGGCGTAAGTCTAGCTGTAATTTTACTCTTTACTACAAGCCTTACAGGAGCTTATAGCATTCAAAAAGGTTATTTAATAGATTTTTCGTGGACTTTTGTATCACAATTCATTACTGGTGCTATAGCTTTCTATTTAAACTTTAGAAAACAGTTTAAATTGCGTCAACAAATTAAAAAACAATTTGAACATTACTTAGATCCAAGGCAAGTTAAAAAACTACAAGATAATCCTGGATCATTAGTTTTGGGTGGAGAACGAAGATATTGCACATTTTTATTTACAGATGTTAGAGGATTTACGGCAATGTCTGAAAAGTTAGAGCCAGAAGAAGTAACTAAAATTATGAACAAAGCATTAACAATTCAAGCTGATGCGGTAAAAGAATATGGAGGTATGGTAGATAAATACATAGGTGACGCTATGATGGCTATCTTTAATGCACCAGTAGATTTACCAAACCATGAAACCGCTGCTGTTCTTTGTGCTAGAGACATTCAAGAAAATATTAAAAAAGCAGATATTGATGTTGAAATTGGAGTAGGAGTAAATAGCGGTTTTGCAGTAATTGGCAATATGGGTAGCAATACTAGATTTGACTATACTGCTATAGGAGATGCTGTAAATCTTGCAGCAAGACTTGAAAGCTCTACAAAGGAGGTTGGAGAAGATATTGTTATAGGTTATGATACGATTAATGCAAAAGATTTTAGTGATCAAATAACCCTAAAAGAACTTGATAGCATAAAGGTAAAAGGCAAAGAAAAATTTATAAATATTTATACAATCTTATGACAAATTCAAATGAAGCAATAACAAAAATAGAAGCACACGAAAGAGAGTGTACAATTAGATACTCAAATATAGAAAAAAGATTAGAAGACGGCTCAAAGCGTTTTGACAAGTTAGAAAACATGATATGGGCTGTTTATCCGTTTATTTTACTTTCTGTGGTTTTATCTAAATTTGTATGAGCAAAATATTAATAGGCATAATACTTGTTATGTCTCTTATTACTTTTTATTTATATAATCAAAACAAAGTCCTTTCAGCTAACAACCTTGCATTAGAAGGTGCTGTAGCCACACAAGAAGAAGCAATACAAAACTTACAAAACGATTTTCAACTACAAACTTCTAGTTTATTAGACTTACAAAGTCGCAATCAACAAATTCAACAAGAAATGACAAGGTACCTTGACATATTCAAAAGACACAATCTAACCAAATTAGCAGCAGCTAAACCAGGTTTAATAGAACCTAGGGTAAACAAAGGAACAAAAGATGTATTTGATAGCATTGAAGAAGACAGCCGTAACATTGATAGTCTTGATGATGGCTTGCAGTTGCAGTCTGCTACCAACTAAACAAATAGAAATTACTGCAAAACCAATGGAAAGAACCATTGTTCAACCTATTATGCCTAGACAAATAGATCTTAAGGATCCGTATTGGTATGTTGTCTCTGATAAAAATATAGAAGAATTTTTAGCAAAAGTTGAGAAAGACCAAGGTCAAGTGGTATTCTTAGCTATGTCTGTGCCCGATTACGAGCTTATGGCATATAATATGCAAGAATTAAAAAGGTATATAAATGANCTTAAAGAAGTTGTTGTCTATTATAAAACAGTTACTACAAAGGAGCAGTAATATGAANATATCACAAGAAGGNTTGTCCCTTATTAAAAAGTTTGANGGNTGTGAATTAGAGGCATACAAATGTGCTGCTGGTGTTTGGACAATAGGATATGGTTCCACTAAAGGTGTTAAAGAAGGAGATGCTATTACTCAAGAAGAAGCAGACAAATTACTTTTACATGAAATGGAAGAGTACGAAGGGTATATTAATGATATGGTTAATGCTGATTTAGAACAAAACCAATTTGATGCTATGGTTTCTTGGGTATTTAACTTAGGACCTGCTAATTTAAAAGCTTCTACTTTATTAAAAGTATTAAATGCTAAAGATTATGAAGGAGTACCAGCACAAATAAAAAGATGGAATAAGGCTGGAGGCAAAGTGTTGCAAGGTTTAATAAGAAGAAGAGAAGCGGAATCTTTGTTGTTTGCAGGCAAAGAATGGCATGAGGTTTAAAAATGCCGTTGCAGAAACTTACATTTAGACCGGGTATTAACAGAGAAGGTACTGCTTATGATAACGAAGGCGGTTGGTTTGATTGTAATCTAGTTCGTTTTCGTAAAGGTAGACCAGAAAAGTTTGGCGGTTGGGAAAAATTAACAACTAATACTTATTTAGGTACAGCAAGGGCTTTACATCCTTGGATTTCTTTAGAGGGTACTAAATTTTTAGGACTAGGTACGACTTGGAAATATTACATAGAAGCAGGTAATTCTTTTAATGATATAACACCTATAAGAGCTACTACATCAGCAGGTGATGTAACTTTTGCCGCATCAAATGGTAGTGCTACAATTACTGTTGCAGACACGGACCATGGTGCTGTTAAAAATGATTTTGTAACATTTTCAGGTGCTGCAACTCTTGGTGGTAATATTACAGCCACTGTTTTAAATCAAGAATACCAAATAGCTACTATAGTAAATGCTAATAGTTATACTATTGAAGCTAAAGATACTTCTGGTGCTACTGTAACAGCCAATGCTTCTGATTCTGGCAATGGAGGATCATCTGTTGTTGGTACCTATCAACTAAATGTAGGTCTAGATGTATACGTTCCTGGTACTGGTTGGGGTATTAACGGATGGGGTCAAGGAACTTTTGGTAGTACATCTGCTTTAAGTGATACGAATCAGCTTAGAATTTGGACGCATGATAACTTTGGTGAAAATTTAATAATAAATCAAAGAAACGCAGGTATATATCAATGGACTGAAAACAATGGCTTGGGAACAAGAGCTGTAGAATTATCTGGGATTTCAGGTGCGAATTTAGTACCTACTAAAGGTTTACAGGTAATTACATCTGAAAAAGACAGGCACTTAATTGTGTTAGGTTGTGATCCTATATCTGGTTCTGCTAGAACAGGTGTTATAGATCCTATGCTTATAGCATTTAGCGATCAAGAAAACGCATTAGATTTTGAGCCATTATCAACTAACACGGCAGGATCTTTAAGATTATCATCTGGTTCTTCTATTATTGGTGGCGTAAAAGCAAGACAAGAAATACTTGTTTGGACTGATACAGCTCTTTACAGTATGCAGTTTATTGGACCGCCTTTTACTTTTGGTATTAATTTAATTAATGAAGGTACAGGGTTAATAGGTCCTAAAGCAGCAATAACTACTCCTAGTGGTGTCTACTGGATGAGTTACAACAACTTCTATACCTATAATGGTAGTGTGCAAACACTTCCTTGTTCAGTTCATAACTACGTGTTTACAGACATTAACCTAACTCAATCATTTAAAATAAATGCATTTACTATTAAAGATAAAAGTGAAGTAGGCTGGTTCTATTGCTCATCTAGTTCTGATGAAATAGATAGATATGTTATGTATAACTATGTTGAAGGTATATGGTTTTATGGACAGTTATCAAGAACAGCATGGCTTGATTCAGGCATTGAAAATTATCCTAGAGCTGTTATGAATGGATATTTATATCAACAGGAGAAGGGTTTTGATGATGATGGATCTCCTATGACTAATGTTTACATTGAAAGTTCTGACCTTGATATAGGAGATGGAGAACAATTTAGTTTTCTAAAAAGAATAATTCCTGATTACAAATTTATAGAAAATCAAAATAATGGGCATGTAAATATTGTTTTAAAAACAAGAAACTTCCCTGGTGATTCTTTAACCGTTAACTCAACCAGTGCAATAAGCTCTACTACACAACAGGCTTATGTACGCAGTAGATCAAGGCAAATAGCATTACGATTTGAATCAGATGATGATGCTACAAATGATGGTAACCTTGGCATAGGATGGAGGTTAGGAGCTACACGTATAGACATAAAGCCAGATGGTAGAAGATGAGCAAACTTTTACAAACTCAACTACCATTAGCAGTAGGTCCTG